CATAGTTTTTATACTTACTACACATATTCCATAGTTTTTGAAAATAGTTATCTTGAAAGTTTTGTTCTTTGTCAAAACATACCACTATTTCTTGTGGGCGCGCGCATCGTATAAGTTTTTTAATGGCAAACTTATTTAGGTGTGAGCCACATATGGCTACCGCGCAGTTGGGTCTATCAAAACTTTCAAATTGTAAAACTGACTTCTCTGACTCAAATATGTAGCAAATGCCAGTTTTGCGGATGTTGTCTTTATTAAAATTCAAGCCATATAGGTTCAAACTCAAAGGGTGCGCATAAAACTTGCCCTCAATTTTAACTGGCGTATACTTACCCACGTTCTCAACTTCCCAATCGTCGAGCGCGCGACCTCGAATACCAACCAAGTTTCCATTCTCATCATAATGTGGTATCACAATTTTATTTTGCGCAATTGAAAACAATATACCAAACTTATCCATTGCTTGTTTTGAAATTCTGTCCTTTAGCCATATTGGTGGATAAAGTTTCACAAAACAATCCAACAAATTATGACTTATTTTGTCGAGCGCGCGCTCATGTGAGCCTTCTTGATAGCGGTCACGAATTGGCTCGTATCGGTCATGGGTTTCCAAGTCAGGATTGTAGTTACTGCAATTGACAACTACCTCATAAATATCTTCATACCAATTGTAACTGATATTTCTAACAGTATAATAGTTTTGCAGAAACTTAAAAATTGACATACCACCGCAATGAGTATAACAATAAAAAAACTTATTGTCTTTGTACCAATATAATTTACGCGAACACTCTTCTAAATTTGTATTATGACAAGCTGTGGCGCATATAATATATTCGTCAAATTCCTCGTATGGCACATTTAACTTATTTAACAATAATTTAATTTTATCATTATCTAATTGTTCAAGTAATTTCTTATAATTCATTTTGCGTCTTTATTCTATTATTCAAATCTACTACCATAGACTGATATTCTTGTTCTTCTTTATCTTCCCAACTTTTAACCTCATATACACCATACTTATAAAAATTCTCAATTGGATTAAGTCCCGCATCAGTTATAAAAAGGTCTGTTTTGCGCATTGTTGCATAGTCAAACTGTGACCATATTTTAACTTGCGTCCACTCACCATTTCTAACCTTAAATACATCAGTTACCAAGTTTGGCAGTCCTGTTTTAGAGTCTTTAAATAGGTTTAGTTCTTCTTGTGTTGGGCGCGCCATAATAGCACCATTATCAGCCTTGTTGATAATGGCTCTACTACCTGCAAACGAACTTTCGTTACGCACGCCTCTATCGTCATCGCCTTTGGCATTAAGTTGTGTTGAAGTGAACATGGCGACGTTTAACTCCACCGCTAAATCCTTCAACGCGGTCGAGAACATCAGTAAAACTTCCGATTTATTCCATTATTTCTAATGGCTCAGACTATATCTTAAACACTAAAGTGTCTATAGCCGTTTCCCAATGCGTATCAATAGCATCAGTACTCCAAAATTGACTTTGGATAGTCGTTACAGGTTTTATAAGGAGAGTTTATTAATTTCCGCAAATTCATTGGCAGTAATGCGGATAAATTTATATCGTTTTTCACATCTATCATTTCTGCATAAACTATGATAAATTTTACTATATGTGGTGTTATACTTAGCAGCAAATTCTTTAATAGTTAAAGCCGAATCTTCAATCAATCCAGTTTCTTCATTAATTTTACCTACGCAACAAGTATGTCTTTTTAAAAATTTCTCAAGCCATACTTCTTTTTCACTACTTTTAACCCAATAGAAATTATGATGGGCTTGTGTAGTTTTAATACTATTTTGCACTGCTCGAAAATCACTATCGGTTAATTTAGCAGCATCTCTAATACTACCAAATTCATTAATCAAATGAAACTGCTTTCCATCAAATTGATATTGTAAAATGTTATCATATTTTGCTTGATGGCTTTGTTTAATTTTAGCAAGAACAGCCGGAGTATAAACAGGATTAATTTGCCCACCTTGTAATATATTATAAGAAGATGTGGCATCCAATTTCTGAATAAGTTCGTGTTCTTTTTGATAAGCCTCTTCTTCATTTCCATCAAATATATCAATGACCTCAAAGGCAAATGCCTCGCTGCCATATAGGTTGTAGTCTTGCTGTATTTTGTAGTTAGGGTGTTGATTACGACTTAGCTTTTCAAAATGTTGTTTTTCTCTTTTAGCGTAATCAGTAGTAATTCCAATGTAAAAGCTGCCATTCTTTTCATTAGTTATCATATAGTAATAAAATCTCATTTTTCTCTCTCCTTATAACTTCCCACGGTATTGCCTTATCCTTAAAGGACTTAGGTTCTCTTACCACCTTAATCTTTCGATTTAGTTGACCGTTAGCTTCCATTTTAGAAGTAAACATTATTGATACTTCATCTAATATGGAAACCCCACTGATAAGTGGAAAAGCTATATATACGACAAAAGTTTATCGTTTCTCAGCGCAAACCCACGAAACTCACCCAAAAGCGCGGGACCGATGAATATGTAGTCATAAAACACGCACGTAATGTCATGTGTCAGGCAGTTCTCGCGCACGAGTGTTTTGATAAGTTCTATGGTAGGGTTTGGAACTTTAACCAAAATTAAATTGTTCTTAAAGTATTCCAAAATTTCAATGCCTTGATTTAAAACTTCGCGCTCTAAATCACTAAAGTTCGCATATCTAAACTTGCCCTCATTTATACCTGTAATATATGCCAATACCATCTTGCGCGCTTCTGAAAACTGTTGCTCTGTAACAATAAACAGAACCTTTTCGCTACTACCTTTTACTTCCCACTTCTGTGTCGTCCAATTGAACCTCATAGGAAACGCTAGATAACACGCATCGGCAATCGCATTTCTTGTCTTACCAGTACCACTGGCTGCTGAACGTATTGTAAGGGTACCGGGCATTGCCCCATTAATAACTTGGTTCCACATCGCGCCCTGCACTGGCACACCCATAGATTGTTGTTCTTGAATGTCGGATAATAGGCTTTTTAGCCCTTCTGCCACATTCTCAACTTCTACCTCGTCATTAACTTCATACTGACTTTCAATGGATAGTAGTTTGCGCCTAACCACATTAACAATATCTTGGATTGTATATGTTTCAAATAACTGATTAACTTCATATGCCTTTGGGTCGGATAAGTCATCAATATAAATCTCACTTATATCAAACCCATTCTTGCTTAAGTCGCGCAGTAAATTAATTTTTTTAAGTTTCGTGTAATAGTAGTCAAAATTATCAACTTCCGATAGTGAATATATGTCTTGCAAATATTCAATACCATTAGAGCGTTGAAAAACTCCTTCTGCCTTTGGATTGGTAGATAGACAATCTTCTACATCAATAGGTTGGATTTTTGTTGCGCCACTTTCATATAGTTTTGTAAGTGCCACATACACATATCGTTCTAGTAAATTGTCAAAATCTGTTAAGTCCAAAGTGTATTTGTCTATATGGCTCAATAACTGCGGTTTCTTCATTATCGAGCCTAATACTTGCTGAACACAAATTTTGCTATTCATTTTAATCCATTTCTACATCATTAAAATCGTACGTGCTTTTCTTACTTGAGCGCGTGACTGCCTTGCGCACCACGATTTGAGCGTTTTCTCGCTCGCGCGCACACAATTGTTCGTCGATTTGGCTGAGTATGCCGGTGTGGCGCTCTTCCAATTCTACCCAATAGCTACATGCTTGGTTATACACGTACTCTACTATACCAATACCACCATTCGACTTACTTCTGTCGCCATTGTTGACAGTATAAAACCATAGCAAGGTATAGTATATCCCCTTGTTTGTCATATTTTTCTTTAAGAACTTTTTACGTTGACCTTCGCATATCCACCAGTCATAACTCATTTTAAGGTCGCGCGCAAGCAAGTCATACATGCGGTCAACCCAAAATTGGTCATCACCGCTACTAGAATTGCGCCAGTTGTCATAGCAGTTCTTGTGAAAATAGTAGTTTCTTGAAGGCATTATCCAATCAATGCCCTCGCGTGTAGTAGTCTTACAAATTTCTCGTCCACATACACGACAATGTACAATATTTTGTTTATTCGCCATTTTTCTGATAGTCCTTTCTATATATATTATATCACAAATTTAGCGAATTTTCAAGTTATATACTAAAAAATAGAGTAGCCGAATTTAGCTACTCTACTTCAATTGTATATTCAATTTAATTGGCTAGTTTTTCAAGTTCCATTACAGCAAAATTGAGTGGCTCAACTTGGTCTTTAGTAATGGTTGAAATTTGTACGGGAGTATGGAAATACTTAACAATGGTACTCATAACCTTATTGTAGTTTTCCTCTGCAATAGCTTCGTCCTTTTGGTTGGTGATAAGTGTTTCCCAAACTGCCTTTGCTCTACTCATAAGGTCGTCATAGTCATACTCTTGACTTACTTCAGCGGGCACTTTATCAGTTTTATCCACCGAAACCGCACCTAGTTCAACTTCCTTGTCAATAGCATCACCAATAGCATTTACCAATTCCTCATATCCAAATGGAATTTTTGGCTCTAAAAAGCGGTATCTTGTGCCAGCCTTAATATATCTAGTTGGCTTTGTGTATAGCCATCTAGTAGACTCCCCATTCTCATTCCATTCTTGTGTAATAATACCAATAACGTCAACAAGCGCATTAACAATATTCTTACAACGGTTAGATAGGTCAGGCTGAACGAATTTCTCCTTTGTAGTATCGTCCTCAATTTCCTTTAGGTGCGAAGTCATGATAAGTCCATATCCCATCATAGTAATTTGTACAAGTGTTGACCTAAATTCTTTAGATAAAGTAGACCAACCCTTACCATAAGGAATATCACCAATTTCATTTACGTTGTAGCTTGCGCACACGTATCTCTCACAAAGGTCAAAGGCAATACCAATAGTATCAATTGCCACATTCTTAAATCTTTCCCTAACTTTAGGGTTATTAAGTTGTGCAACCGCTAACTTTAGGTCGCCCCATGAGTTGATAGGCTGTACCATAGCGCCCGGAAGTGCATTAGTACCAATCTCTGTTGCAAAGATTACAGTATCCGGACACTGCGCGCAGAATGAGGTCTTACCAATCTTCTCTGCGCCGGCAAGCAACACATACTTGCCGGATAAGTCGCGAGAAATTACATTGGGTTCTAGGGCTAGTAAATCAATCATTTATCTACCCCCTTATTAAAATCCTCTTGCGTTAAAGCCTGCGTTCTGTGCAGGAGCCTGCTTTGTTACAGTACCGCCCTTGGATTCAGCCTTTGCTCTCATTTCTGTGAGTTTAGCATCTCTCTGTTGCATAGCTGCATCAATGTCTGCTTTGACAAAAGCAAATTCTCCAATAGCAGGAGTTTGGTCACCACCAGTGATGATAAGGTCACTTACTCTAGTAACTTTCTGTCTTTCTATAGTTTCACCAAAGCCAACCTTTTCAGCAATAGTTTCTACTGTATTTGAAAAGTCAAGTCTACCGATTGCCTTTACAGTTGAACCTGCAACCCAGTAGTTAGTGATAACGTTGTTTACCTCTGGCGATACACCATATAGAGGCACAACATCTACTGCGCCACCAAACTTAGGCACGATAGCTGTAATCTTCTGTCTGCCAGTAGGCATGTTGTCCTTATCCATCTCAGGTAGACAAGACTGAACGTACATTTCAAGTTCAAACTTTGCCTGTGGCTTGAACTCTGAACCTTCGTTTACCTTGTATACGAAGTTAGCCTGTACTCTTGGCTCAGAGACAAAGTTACCCTGACCGCTGACAAACTCATTCATGTCAATCTGACCACTAGTAATTCTGATTTTGTCTGCGTTTTCAAAGCCTACTGCTGCCGCAGACTTAAACTCATTCATAACCTTTTCGATAGATGCGTAAGCTGGGTTTGCACCGCCATCTTTTTTTAGTTCCATACTGAACATGTGAACAGGAATGTCAAGAGTTTTATCTACTCCATTGATAGGCTGATTAACTCTAACCATAATTCTGCCCCTAATGCAGTTGGCTAGTTTTCCCGTTGAGCGTTGTGTAATTTGTGTCTTTTCTAGGTCGATTTCAAGAAGTGTTCCTTCGATATATACTGTGTTCTCTGCAATTCTCATTTTGTTTATCCTTTTGTAATTTTTAGTTGAAAAATAGTAAATTTAAAGGGAGTAGCTAAACTCCCTCAAAACTACCTAAGCCTGAAAAGCTACTCCATCTGCTGTAAGCTGTACGAATGTTACTTCGCCGTCCTCACCCTCAACAGCTTCCTTAACTCTTACCACTAGACCTTTCTTTGCAAGGTCAGTTACATTAGCACTTACTGAACGAGGTGCTCTCTGTACTGCTGCTGCGATTTCCGGAATAGATGCCTTTCCATTCTCTCTAACATAATTGAATACTTCTGCTGACTTTTCTGTTAGCTTAATAGCGTCTGACATAGTTGTTTTCTCCTTTGAAAATAAAATTTTATTATAAGTTTTTAAGAGGATTTTATTTCTCTCTTAATTCCTATATATATTATAACCTACTTTTAGTTTAATTGCAAATTTTTACAAGTTCAATTACTTGTGAATTTTTTAGGTCGGTAGCAATTACACCAACTGTACCACGACTAGAAAGTGGAATTTCACTAATTTGCATTTTAATTTGGTTTGTAGAAGTGGCAACTATAAGTTCTTTGTCGCTTTTAGTGATTGGCAAGAAGTCTACCATAGAGTCACCATCTTTTAACTTTTGAGCGCGCAGACCTTTAGTGTTAGTGCCAGTTACCTTGAAGTCACCTATTGGCGTTCTTGAAATTTTACCATTTTTACTTATGGTTACTATTTCAATTGTGTCTTGCTTACATGAGCGCCCGCGCACTACGACGCCTTCGTCCACCTTCATGCCTTTAACG